AATTGGTATCCTTTCCTACCTTGTTATTGTTCCATAATAGAAGGAAAACAGAGATAATTCTGCATAACTTAAGATACCTCTGCGTTAATCCGATAAGTGAGTATTCTCAAGTTCATACAATGCTTATGGAGTTTGCAGCACCAACATATTCTGCATTTGATTATGCAATATTGAGAGGATTAAAAGAGAATTATCTGAAATATTTCGAAACTATCAGATCATGGGCACAACACAGCTCCAATGACATCATCACTTTTGAACAAATTAAAGTGCATCACCCTTTTTTAATGAGAAGAATTGGCAATATTGATGATTTAGTTTACGTTATCTATTCTACGTATATGATGACTAGAGGAGCTTATGATCAGAGTGTTGAGCAGGTTGTGAATTTGAAAAAGATCATGGAAACACATCAAGATTTCATGGAAGACAGTAGAAGCCACATCTATGACATCAGATCACAATTCGATAGAGATTCTTTGGTGAATGATGATTTCGGTTTCTGTCCTGAAGCTTGCTATAATGTTGGAAAGTTTCTTTCTGCAGAGTTAAGGAATAAAAATGCATCGAATCATTTGAATATTAAGTGGTCTAACATTTTAGATGAACCATTAGATTCCATGGCAAGTAATAAAGGCCTAAGGTATCAAGGAAAGGATTTCTTTGGTCATAAAGGTTATTATATAGTTTACAAAAAGATTCTAGAACAAAATTTTGCCCAAATTGAGGACATACTGTTGAGTAATGATTTGAAATTGATACACAAGCAGCTAAGATCACTCAATGAAACTTTTTTGACAGAACAATCAAAAAATGATTTGAAACAAGTTGTAATGCATGTAGTGGATAAAAGTCAAAGAGGAGGTGGTCGTGAAATTTATGTTATGGATTTCAATACAAAATTGTATCAAGCACCAATAGAAAAACTGTTCAAAGTAATCTGCGGTTTCATAGACAATGAAATAATTAGTGTACCATCTGCAAGACGAGCAGGTCTTATCCATAGGAAATGTTTTGAATACCGTTCAGAGAAGTTCGACACATATTATTTGACATTAGACTGTAGAAAATGGGCTCCAAGATCTAATCCAGAAAAATACTTTTACATGATGTTAGGTATGCAGGACATTTTGCCAACAGACTTTTTCCTAGCAACCACACAATATTTTGTTAAACATAAATCTAAACATATCAAAACAAGAAGTGTCATAACAGACAAGTTTTTTTGCAACCCAGACAATGATAGATTTAAGAAATATTTCCAATACAATGAAGAGGAATCATCCGCATTCTTTGAAATGCCTTACAGTTTTGTTATGGGCATATTCAATATGCTAAGTAGTTTACTCCATGCTGGAGGCCAAATATATGCAAAATATTTAATTGAGAAAGAGTTTCTTATTGATAAAGTTAGAGCAGATCTAGACATGTTTGCACACTCAGATGATAGTGGTGGGAGATTATCTGTTCCGAAAGACACTGACATCAATGTAGTAACAAGATTATCAGGTAACTATGAATTCTTAATGAAATGTTTAAATCATTTAATGTCA